ATAATGGCTCGTATAAAAGGCGCTTACGACAGCAATGGCGACAGTGCAAAGTTACAATTTTATACTGGTTTTTCAACGGGATCTGGTTCACCTACATTAACTGAGAGAATGACCATACTAAATTGTGGTTATGTCGGCATAGGCACTACGGCCCCGACAGCTCCATTCCAAGTTTCTCCAACTGCTCACGCTGCTGGTGTACCTGCCGTCTGGTTACATAGTGCTGATAATGCAGCAGACCATGATGGTGTTGTCATAAGTGCTGTTAATAATGGAGCTGACGCAGAAGTATTGCATGTAAGAACAAACAACACAACATATGCTAATGGAACATCATTGATGTTAGTACGTGGAGACGGCGATTTCTCTGTTGACGGTTGCACACTCTATGTCGATGCCGATGTTGACCGTGTTGGCATCGGAACTACTACTCCATCACATAAATTTAATGTATTCGGTTCTCTTAATAATGGTATCAAAGTTGTTGCAAATACCGATACAGATTTTGCTCCAGATTCGGGTTATGCGAATGACGCATTAATAATACAAAACAGTACAGCGGGCGACAATAACCCTGTAAGTATGTATTTTGCTACTGGCTCAAATGGCGAGGTTAGACTTTCCGCTATTGATGATGCATCAAACGGTGATGCTAATTTTGCCCTTACAATGAGAAGGGCTGGTGGTAATAGATGTTATGTCCAATTTTGGGAGGCTGGTACTGGCAACGTCGGCATAGGCACGACTTCGCCAACGCGACTTCTGTCCCTGCATTGCGGTTCGCCAGCTGGCGTATTTATGTCATTCACAAACTCCTCAACAGGAGGACTAGGGACCGATGGCGGGCAGATTGGGATTGATAGCAATAACGATTTGCAGATCGGACAATTGGAATCTGGCAAGTTGATTGAATTTTACAATAATGGCGGGTTGGCTATGGTCATCGACTCCTCCCAGTACGTTGGCATAGGCACGAATGCGCCATCAGAGGCTCTCTCCGTAGTTGGTGATGCTGTATTCGATGGCCCAACGCAAACAATATCGAGTGCTGGAGCAGGTCGCGTAGGAGCGGCAATAAATCTGGATAGTAACTATTCATTTGAGAACGGCTATACCCCAGATGGAACGGTTTCTGGAAGCGACTATTTAGGTGCTGTGTATTTTAATACTGCGGACACTTCTGGCACCGGTGCAGGTGTTGGCGCGGCTATTCGCTCTATGGTTTTAGATCCGTATGGCCGTTACTCGCTGGATTTTCACACTAGTGGTAACACTGTGTCAGAAGGCGATGATGCTCTGCGGATGCGGATCAATCACTTAGGTAATGTCGGCATAGGCACGAACACGCCATCGGTAAAATTGCACCTTGAAGGATCTTCTACTGGTAGTGCATTGAGATTAGGCGAAACTAACTCTGGCGCTGATACGTATGTTGGATTTTTAGATACTTCTGGAAATTTTGGCGTAGACGTTAATGGCGGTGGTTATTTTAGGATTGCAACTGGTAGTGCCGAAAGACTTAGAATAGATTCTTCTGGTAATGTCGGCATAGGCACGACCTCGCCAGTTAGTTTTTCAAACCAGACTTCTCTTACAGTAAATGGAACATCAGTAGGACGAGTAGACGTAAAAGCCAGTGGGAGCGGCGGCGGTGCAATGTTTGGAACATCGTCAGCATTAACAATGCAAGCTAATTCTGGCGTAGCAGTAAATTTAGACTCCGCGGCTGGCCAGCCTATTACGTTTCAAGTTGGTAGTAGTGAGATGGCCCGCATCGCCTCTGGTGGCCAAGTTGCAATTAACAGCACAGCTGTAAACGGCTTATTAAATGTGGCCGCAGGGAATAGCACTGTAGACGGCACGACAACAAACTCAGGTCGGGATATATCCTACGTTATGATTAACAGCACCGCAGGTGCTGCGGGATTGAGAGCCGAACACACTGGTGGCAATCCGTATGATGGAGATATGGTTGTTTTCAATCAGTTTTACAATGGAAGCAACTATACGTGGAAAGAACGACTCAGAGTGCTTTCGTCTGGCGGCATCACCTTCAACGGAGACACCGCTACGGCCAATGCGCTGGACGACTACGAAGAAGGAACGTGGACACCCGTATTGTCATTTAACACCACTGCACCGTCATCAGTGTCGTATGGCACACGATCAGCAGGTTATACAAAAATTGGAGATGTGGTTTTTATTACACTTGACATAACTGTTAATAGCTACAGCGGTGGATCGGGGTCGTTTATTTTAACAGGATTGCCTTTTGATACAGATACAGCAAACGGTCGCGGCACAGCAAGCGGTAGAGCAGTTTATGGAGTAACGTACACATCTTCGATTTCATGGGAATTTGTTGTTAATCAGATTTTTGCGGGACACACAAATACTGATTTGCAAAAGTCTGATTTTTCGACATCGGGTTTTCGAATCATCGTTTCTGGATTTTACAGAGCAAGCTAAGGAGAATAACTAATGGCACTAACTGAACGCACGGAAGAAGATAAAATCGAAGTTGTCGGACAGTATAAAACTATACAGGTTCGCACGGCTACTGTAGTCGAACGCGATGGCGTTGAACTGACTCGCGCTTTCCACCGCAAGGCACTCGCACCTGACGCAGACGTAAGCGGTGAGAGCGCAGAGGTGCAAGCGATAGCGAGCGCAGTATGGACACAAGAAATCAAGGATGCGTATGCCGCTCATGTAGCCGCATCACAACCGAACGGAGAATAGACAATGGCAGTAACATTTACAAAAATTTACACAAATAGGGTTGAGGTATTGCCCAAAGCAACTCTAGGTGATGGCACTGAAGTAACCGACTACGCTCAGAAGATGGTTATGGAAGTTCGTGGAGTATCTGGCGACATTTCAGCAACTAGGGGTGATTGGGTTGGTTTTGCAGATCCTTCAACCAAAACTGCTGAAACTTATGAGGCATGGAGTAGCATTAGCGGTGCAACTCGTCCAACTTGGGTTACATCAGCAATGGAGGCTTATGCTCCAACCGTAACTGGCACAGTTACCAATATGATTGAGTCACAATTCAACGCACCTGTTAATGAAAGTGTGAGTGCTTGGGCTAGCTAAAAAACACACATAGCGGTTTATAATCAACACTTTTTAGATTAAAGTTATAGTAGAGGAGTATTCTGCTATAACTTTTTTCTTTTATGGTGAGTTATGAATCAACCGCAACAACCAACATTAGATGTAAAGGGAAAGTATTATATTCTAAACTTAGCAGGTGGTTTAGGTGCTCGTATAATACAGACCTGTTTTATTCGCTCTTTGATAACGAAGAGAAAACAAGAAAGAAACTCCTACCCAATACTTGTTATTGATAATACTATTATTGGACAGATGGCGTCACAGGTTTTATCAAACCAAAATGTTATTTCTGTCCAAGTGCCAGAATCTCCAAACTCTTACCCTCATCACCCTGGCCTTATGACCATACAAGATGGCACAAAAGAGCATCCTATTTGGATTGACTCTTGGAGAGATAGTTATAAAGATACAGGTGGTTGGTTGTGGGAGCTGCTAAATAATAACTGGAAAAGAGCATACCATATTGAGTATGGTTTTGGTCTAACAAAAGCAATACACGAATCCAAACACAACAATACACAAAAGAGTTTCATTGGTTATCACTATGCTGATGGTATGCAAGATTTAGAGTATGATGGTGGTGTGCCAATGTTGCAAGTGCCACAGATAGATTCTCAAGTGGAAAACTTTGCTAATACACAAAACAAACCATACATTGTCTTACATCTTGGCACAGACCTAAATGCCAGTGACTATATGTCTCCTGTAAACTATCGTTTTCATAAGGTATGGTCTATTGCTCGTTGGACAGAATTGGTGCAAAAACTGAAACATAAATATAACTTTGTGCAAGTGTATGCCAACCAAGACAACATAGAAATACCCGACTGCCTTTCTATACGAGTAGATAGTATTAGCCCTGTATTACAACTATTACAACACCCAAAATGTAAAATGTTTGTCGCTACCGACAATTACCTACATCACCTTGCTGCAAGTATCAAAAAGCCAGGCATTGTTTTATGGGGAAGTGTTTCACCTTATGTATGGGGTTGGAATATGAAACACCACTCCGTGCCGCATACACATCTATGGCACCCATCATCATGTGATATTGCTCCATGCTGGCGGCCTTCACTCTTCGACACAAAAAGCACAGGCCAAAACTACATCTGTGATAGGGGCTATACTTGTATGAAAAGTATAGAAGTGTCGGAAGTAATAAAGACCATTGGTAAAGTAGATGCTTCTATTGGTGAAACAAAGAATAAAAATGAGATAGTGTTATGAGCAAACTACCCAAGACACTTTATGTTATTCTTACTCACAACGAAAAACACCTCTCAACACAATACTATGAGAGCCTAAAATACTATCAAGAGCAAGATAACTTTGACCTTATATTTCTTGATAATGGAAGTAATAAACACTATAGACCCAAACAAGCAACACATAGGTTTCCAAAGAATGTTTATTTCAACGGTGCCATTCAGTGGGCTTGGCAGAAGATGTTGGAGAATGACGAGTATGAGTATCTTGTTTTTTCTAACAACGACATTATTCTTCATGGCTATCGTTATGTAGAAAACATGGTAACACAAATGCAAGAAGGAAACTTTGCAATGTTATCGCCATCTGTGATAGAGTTTTCCGGCCAAAACTTCTGGCCTATTATGCATTGTTGGTATAAAGACAAACCAAGAGAAACAAGGTGGATAGATTTTACTTGTCCTTTTATACATCGTAAGGTTGTGGAAAAAATAGAATGGCCCTCTTGGTGGAGAAGCCCTAGTTATGGTTTTGATGACTATGCTGCTTTGATGTGTAATAGAGAGAATTGGAAAATTGGAGTAAGTGATAAGTGTACTGTTTTTCACTATGGTGCTCATAGTTATCGCCAAGAAAGAGCTGATGATGGTTTAGACCTACAAACTATGCAATATACCCACAGAGTAAATTTTGATTGGAATTTTGAGCAGATGGGTTTGTATGATGAGATGAAAGAGTTAGCTAATCACAAGGCACTATACGGAAGACATAATTCATTGAAGATGGGTCGTATGCCAACTACGCCAGATGAAGGTTATTATGAAGCAGGTGGCCCAAATCAATGGTTTAGGAATAAGGAAGAAGAAAGGGTTTACCTTGAAAGAGAAAAGATTTATGATGAAAACTACAGAAAGTATAGGGGTATAAAATGAAAGTATTGGGTCTAAATTGTGGATACAATGGCAGTGTTTCTGTTATTGTTGATGGTCAAGTAAAGGGTTATGCAAAGACAGGAAAGGGTTTTGATAGAGGTGTTAGTAAGGCAACCATAAAAGAAGCTCTTGATTCAGCTGGCCTAAAGCTAAGAAACATTGATGTAGCCAGTGTTGTAAATTGGTTTTCTGATAGATATTCAGATGGTCAAGAATGTTGGGATAAACATGAAGAGTTTTTCTCTATTACAAAAGAAAATGGTATTGAGTTTTCACTACAAGAATACATTGACTTTTATCAAAACCCTACACAAGTTGCGTTAGGCACATTCACTCTAAACATTGGTGACCAATCATTACCATGTATGGTTGTTGACCACATCTTTGCTCATTGCTCCTACAGCTATCTTACATCACCTTTTGATAATTGTATGTCTATTTGTATTGATAGTCAAGATGGATTCGGTGCAACAAATGCAATCTATTGGATGCAAGATAGTGATAAGAGTTTTAGGTTGTGGAGAAGAGACCAACAGTTTGCTCCGATAAACACATACACAAGTTTTACTGACTATATCGGAAACCACCCAGCGATAGAAAACTTTAGGTCTATTCAAGAGCTTGCTGGAGATAAAAGAAGTGATGACCCAAAACTAAAGGCATGGGCATGGCCTAACAATATTCAAATGGGAAACATTTTTCATGGCGACCAATGGGCTGGGTTGTTGAGTTATGAAGGTATAACCAATGTGCCTGAGAAAAATGGTTTCTTCCCTCCACTTACAAATGAAGGAGTGGTAGATGATAGTTGGCTTGATGCCAAAGACGCTGGCTTGACCGATAGGAGGACTTCTATTGCAATAGATGTATTGACTATCGTTGAGGATTCAATACGCTCATACGTCAATACAGCCAAGGATTTTGGAAACAATGTAGCTATTGGTGGAAAGGTAACTATGTTTGATGGTTTGGTAAAAGAGTTATCAGACGATAAGACATTTTTCACCCAACCACACAATGACGAAGAGTTATCTGCTGGTGGTGCATTATTCATAGCAGACCAGTTGGTAAAAAACAAGAAGGGTGAGTTGATAACAAACACCAACAATAAAATTACCGCAAAGGAGGTGATATAATGAGTATTAGAGAAACATACGACCAAGTAAACACTTTGATTGAAACTCTGGCTGAAAACCATCAGAAGAATATGGATGGCAATAAGGCAGCTGGTGGAAGAGCTCGTAAGGCTGCCAGTGAGTTGAAGAAGATTCTTACAGTTTATCGTAAGGAAAGTATTGAAGAATCAAAGGCATGAGTAGAGTTTTAGTTATAGGTGATTATCTCATTGATAGATATGTTTTCTATCAACAACAAAGGTATGACCCTGCCAATAGTCAGGCGCCAGTTGTAAAGCTGGTGTCTGATTGTGTGGTATTAGGTGGTGCAGGGAACTTTGTTAGAAACCTACAATCTTTATGTAGGGGCAGAGCATCAGTAGAGTTTTTTTATGTTGATAGACATAAACTAAATGACTTTCCGACAAAGAAAAGATACTTTATTGAAGACAAGTTTATCTATAGAGAAGATAGTAATGACAAGATAGACCATGACCAAGATTTGATAGATAACTTTATCTCTAGTATCAAAGATGGCGACTATGTTGTTATTTCTGACTACCACAAGGGCACTATAAATGAGTCAGACATAGAAAGAATAATAACTAGGTGTAATGAGTTATCTAATGTTACTACTTTTATAGATACTAACTTTGTAAAGAGCTGCCATAAGGGATGTAGTTGGCTAAAGATAAACACCTTGACTTCACAACATTACCACTCAACCAAGAATAGTTTCGATATAGCGAAAGAATTATCAAATAACTTTTGTTGTAATACCATCATAACAAGAGGATCAACAGGGTTGAGTTTTTGCTCTGCCAATAGAGAATTGATTAGGGTGTTGAAAGAAGAAGATACACAGTTTATTGATAGTATCGGTGCTGGTGATGCTTGTTTAGCAGGGTTAGTAGCCGCAATTATTGATAACAAACCTTTAGGTGATGCATTGATTTATGCTGATGTGTGTGGCCATCTTAGCACACACAATATTGGAACAGTTGATTGTCTTGATAAAATGAAGGTAGATAAAAAAATAAGAAGCATAAAAGTAAGTGAAAATGAAACATCTAATGGTGTTAGTTGGCTACACTACGAATAAAGTAAATGAATGAAAACACAATAACACTTTTGATAATGTGTAAAGATGAGTTTACAAAGGTAAAAAACATTATTAAAAGTCTAGAGAGTCACATACATGAAGCTGTTATTGTTATTACAGGTAACGCTGCGGCTAGTGAGATAGGTTATGTTTCGGCTACAAGCAAAAAGGTTCCTATAAAGGTTTTATCTTACACTTGGCACGATGACTATTCTGCTCCACTAAACGCAGGTTTAAGGTTATGTACTGGCAAATGGATTTTTCGTTTAGACACAGACGAAGAGATTGATAAAAACACTATAAGAAAAGTTTCACAAGCTGTAGTGTTACCTAATGTAGATGCTTTTGAGGTGATTCAAAGAGGTTATTTACCCATTCATAGAAAAGAGTTTGGTGTAAAAAGAGTTTCACCCTATAAGGGTTATAGCAATGCTGTTGATGACATTTGTGTTAGGTTGTTTAAGAATGACCCAAGAATATTCTTTGAGTTTAACACACATGAAACACTTTATAACTCTATAAAAAGGGGCGATTTCTCTCTTAAAAGGTCAAACATTATACTTCATCATTGGGGTAAACTAACAATGAGTAAAAAAGCACCTTACTATTATAAGATTGCACTGGAAAGATTGAGGAGATATCCAGAAGATTATCAATCTTATTATTATTTGGGTGTAGCAGCAGATTTCATAGGTAAAATGGATGTAGCCTATGATGCATTTAAAAAAGGTTATGAAAAGTATAAAACCACTTATTATAAAATTCCACTTGAATTTGTGGAAAGAAAGAGGAGGATGTTAAATGGCAGAAGAAAAGTCAATTAGCCTTGAAACACTTCAAGAGCAGCAGAATCAGTTGTCAGAGGCAGTAACTCAGTTGACAACACAGAGGACACAGTTGGAAGAACAGTTATCATCTGTACGTAATCAGTTGGCAACTAATATTGGTGCATTGCAGTATGCCAATGCTCTTATTCAGAGTTTGGGTGGAGAAGAGTTGGCAGACCCCACTGATGTTGGTGGAGATCCTGCAGAAACAGAAACACTAGAAGTAGAAGATGCAGGTGAGGAAGTAACTTTGTAATGTAAAACGCTCCATCTATGATGTTTTGTCATTTTTTTGTTTGATATTTATTTTAGGAGTTTTATAGGTTATTTTGTAATTGTTAAAAGTTTAACTCTCTTTAGAACAAAAAAACTATGTATACCTTCTTATAGAAGTATATGCTTTTTAACATCATAGATGGAGAAAATAGATGGCCGAAGTGTTTGTCTCGCCCGGCGTCTATACACAGGAAATTGATGATACATTTGTACCTGCTGGTGCTGGTACAATTGGAGCTGCTCTTATTGGGCGCACTGCATCTGGACCTGCGTTTAGACCTACAAGGGTAAATAACTTTAATGAATTTCGTACTGTATTCGGTGGCTTGGATGATACAAAATACATGCCCTATGCAGCACGCTCTTATCTGAGAAATGGCTCACCACTCACAGTTGTTCGTGTCCTTGGTAAAAGCACACAGAGCACTGGTCAGATTGGTGTCATTGCTTTCCCCGCAGAAAATCAAACTTCTGTTTCAGCTATCAGTGCTTCTAACATTGCTTTGGCTGTCATCAGAAGACGCTCATCAACAACTCCTAGTGGCACACAGGGTGACATTCAGCTAAGTGGTACTTATAACAACTTTGCTTTGTCTGCTGGTGACGAGGTTGTTGCTGGTCTATCATTGGTTGAGTCTGATGGTAACTACATCAAGAAGGTCTTGGGTACTAACCCCATTGAGGCCAACTCTGGTGATAAGCTACAGGCTTTTTATGTTGACTCCGTATTCAACTATGGATCTGCATTAGGTACAGTTAGTGCCGATAATGATACACCTGGCAACGTACGTTATGCTACTATTACTGCTGATGGCGATATGTTTCAAGAAGTGGTTGGTGGTTTCTCTGAAGCCTCTACACCTTCTATCGTTTCACAAAACTTTGCTGGTACTGTTCACCCACTATTCAAGATTCACACATTGGGTGATGGTAACACAACAAACAATAAATACAAGATTTCTATTAGTAATGTTGACATTGCTACTTCATCAACTTCATTTCCTAAGTTTACTGTTTCAGTTAGACAGGCAAATGACACCGATGAAAACCCAATCGTATTAGAAAACTTTACTGATGTAAACCTTGACCCAAATAGTAGACAATACATTGCTCGTGTAATCGGTGATAGAAGAACTCAATTTGACCTATCACAAGACCCACCCGAAGTATTGTATAACGGTGACTTCCCCAATAAGTCACAGTATATTAGAGTGTTCATGCACGCTGCTGCTCCAGCCGCTGCAAGACCTGCTGGTTTCCAAGGTGTATCAAGTTTTGCCGTAACAACAGAAGCACAAGGTAGTGTTTCAGCTGCGGCCTTGCCACTGAAACTAAATCAGCTAAACTCAATCAATGCTGTTGATGGTCGTATCTTTGTTGGCCCTAACTTTGACTCAACAGGTTTCGGTGACCGACTTAGAAAGACCGTTACATCTGCCTCTGGTGATTCAGCAAGTGATAACGGTGTGTTGTTATACGCTGCAAACGCTGATTATCCTGGCAGTGCTGGTGTTACTAACTACACAGCTATTGATATGTTGGGTAGTAGCTCTGGTAACTTCTCAACAACAAACAAGGTAAGATTTAGTGTGCCTATGTTTGGTGGTTGGGATGGATTTGACCCAAGAAAGAATCAGTTGGAAACAGAAGTTTCATCAGGCACAGATACATTGTCTGGCGACTTCAACACTGCCATCAAGGTGCTTTCTAACCCCGATGAAGTTGACTTCAACCTTGTCGCTATGCCAGGCATTCACTCTTCTGCTGGTGGTGCTCTTACAGACCGTCTAGTTGATATGTGTGCTAATCGTGCTGATGCTTTTGCTCTTATTGATATTGCAAACACAACAGCAACAGGAGCTGGTTTGGGTCTTTCAGTTGCTAACGCTGAAACAGAGTCACTAAAATACAACTCAAACTATGGTGCTACTTACTATCCTTGGGTTCGTATCAACGATGTAGATAACAACAAACTAGTTTGGGTACCACCAAGTGTTGCAGTTATGGGTGCTTATGCATTCAACGATAGAGTTGCACAACCTTGGTTTGCACCTGCTGGTTTCAATCGTGGTGGTTTGGATGAAGTATTGGAAGTTAGAAGAAGATTGACACAATCTCAGCGTGACACTCTTTATAACACCAACGTCAACCCAATCGCTACATTTCCTGGCCAAGGTATCGTTATCTTCGGTCAGAAGACACTACAGAGAAAACAGTCAGTACTTGATAGAGTCAACGTACGCCGCATGATGATTGAAGTACGTAAGACCATTGCAAGTTTCTCAAGACTCTTTATCTTTGAGCCTAACACAGTTGCTACAAGAGAAAGACTTTTGACACAGGTCAATGACTATCTGTCCAGTGTACAGGCAGCAAACGGTATTAACGAGTTTAGAGCGGTATTGGATGAAACCACTACTACACCAGACTTGATTGATAGAAACATTATCAAGGGTAAGATTTTCTTGAAGCCCACCACAGCTGCTGAAATTGTTATCTTTGACTTTACTGTCACACCTAACGGTGCTGCTTTTAGTGAGTAAAAAATAACTTATGACAGGGTGGAGTGTTATCTCCACCTTGTTATATTTTTTACTTTTAGTGTATTTATTGTAGGAAGTTTATTAAAATTAAATGAAGATGGAGAACAAGGATGCCACAGCCATTTGAAGTAAACGCAATGTTGGCTGATACATTTGAACCAAAAAGACAAAATAGATTTTTGTTTCAATTTACTGATGATACATTACCAGCATACATTGCAAGAACGGCTTCTAGACCCTCTTTTACACAGGAAACGATTACCATTGACTATCTAAACTCAAAGAGATATCTCGCTGGTAAGTTTGAGTGGAATACAATGACACTCGGTTTACATGACCCAATCGCACCATCTGCTGCTCAAAAGGTAATGGAATGGGCACGTTTGGCTCACGAAACAATTTCTGGTAGAGATGGTTATGCAGCTTTTTATAAGAAGAATTTTAATCTTATAGCACTTGACCCCGTTGGTGCAGCAGTTGAAAAATGGGAAATTAGAGGTGCATTTATTACAGACGCAACATTCGGTGACTATGACATGACTTCTGGTGAAGTTATGAATATTGACCTAACAATTCGTATGGATGAATGTATCCTAAGATACTAAAAACGCAATAAGGTTTCAAAGGACAATAACATATGTCAGAAGTTAATGTAGATTTGAAGGAAACTGACGATTCTGCAAAAGAAGTTTTGACGCCTGAAGAAATGGCAGGTATAGAACGAGCACAAAAGATGGGGAGAACGGCTAACGAAACTTCTCCATTTAGAATACCAACAGAGTTTGTACCACTTCCCTCTTTTGGCTTGGTCTACCCACCCAACTCGCCATTACACAATGTAAAAGAGATTGAATTGCGCTACATGACAGCGGCCGATGAAGACATTTTGACTTCAAGGTCGTTGTTGCGTAGTGGTAAGGCAATTGACACTGTTTTACAGAATTGTATCGTAGATAAAAGAATTGATGCCGAACAACTTATTTCTGGTGATAAAAACGCTCTTGTTACATTTCTTAGAGTTAGTGGTTATGGGCCAGAGTATAAGGTAGAAATCAACTGTCCATCTTGTGGTGAAGAATCAAAACATGAGTTTGATTTGAGTCAGTTAGAGATGAAGACATTGGAAGTAGAGCCAGTTGAGCAAGGCGAAAATAGATTTTCTTTCATCTTACCTACAACAGGTGTTGAGATAGAATTTAAGTTTCTAAATAGTGCAGAGGAGAAGGAAATCTCCGATGCTCAAGATAAGTTGAAAAGAAGTACTCACTCACCTATTGATAGAAATGTAACCACACGACTAAAGAATACTATTATTTCTGTCGGAGGAAATAGTGACCCAACCTTTATCAATCAGTTTGTAGATACACTGAATGTTAGAGATAGTCGTGCTATTAGAAAATACATGGAGGATAACACTCCCGACCTTGACATGGAGCAAGATTTTAGCTGTGTACATTGTGGGCACAGAGGGGAGGTAGATATACCGATTACGGTAGGCTTCTTTTGGCCTGACGAATGATAAAGAGGTATTCTACAAAGAGCTTTTTGATGTTGTTTATCATGGCAAGGTAACTTTTGCTGATGCTTACAATATGCCAGTAAACCTTCGTGGTTGGTGGGTAAAGAGAATAAACTGGACTATTGACCAACAAAATAAGGCTCAAGAAAAAGCAAATAAAAAAGCCTCACAAGGTAAGAAATAAATATTATCCCCTTACTAACTTTTTATAGTAGGGGGATATTTATTTAGTATTGATACAACCACCAGAGAGATAACATGAATATTGCAAATCAACTAGCAGCTCAACAACAAGAAATAGTTGATGTGTTAGGAAAAATGGCAACAGGGTTTGATGGCTTGTCATCATCAGTTGAGCAATTAGCTGATAGTATGAATAAGGCCGCTGATGAAACAGAAAAACAATCCGACCAAGAAAAGAAACTAGCTGATTATCAGAAAAAACGTGAGCGTTTTCAAAAAAAGTATAATAAAGAGTTAGATAGATTTGCAGGTGTTATTGCTCTAGCAAGAAAAAGTCAAGATCAACTTAATAAACTAAATCAAAAATACAATGCTGCAATAAAGGCCACTACAAAAATTCTTATTGGCGAAAATACCCTAAGACAAAAGGCCCTTAAGAACATGACTATGTTTAAGGATGCTGTAGGTATTGCTGCTGCAAAGCTAAAAACTATGCCAGGAGTTGGTGCTATTGGTAGGGGTATGGGGGCTGCTGGAAGAGCAGCAGGTTCTCTTCTTGGAAAGATGGGTAAGGTATTACCAATGGCTTCTATACTGGCTATACCGGCACTTGTAGTCAGACAACTTATGAAAGTCGATAGTGCGATGGCCTCCATAGCAAAAAGCACAGGTCTGGCTGGCAAAAACTTACAAATGGTTCAAAAGAGAACTATAGATGCAGCTAGTTCCCTCTATGCTTTTGGATTAAATCTTGAAGATGCGGCGAAACAAAGTGCCGCTCTTGTCGATGCATTAGGTAATGCCGAATACGTTACTGAGAAATTAATAAGAACCACTTCTCTAATTGCAAAAGCAACTAGTATGTCCGCCCAAGAAGCAGCAAATCTATCTGCTACATTGATAAAAGGTTTTGGTAAAACAGATGAACAAGTAAAATCATTTGCAAATAACATGATGACTTTTGCTTCTAAATCTGGAGTAAATGCTCGTAAGGTAATGAGAGATATTTCAAATGATAGTAATTTAACCGCTATCTATCTTGGTAGAGGAGAAAACTATCTTGCTAATGCTGCTGTATTGGCTGCAAAAATGGGTAAATCACTTTCCGAACAAAACCAAACACTTGATGCATTTAAGGATATAGAAAGCTCTATTGAAACAGTAGAAAGAATAAATAAACTCACTGGCTCAAATCTAAACGCTCAAAAAATGCAAATGTTCTATATGACTCAAGATATAGAAGGAGCAATGAGAGAGCTACAAAAAGCATTTGCATCACCGAGAGCTCAAGCCGCATTAAAAAGAATGCCAGGAGCATTCAAAGATGTCGCATCTTCACTAGGTCTATCTGTAAAAGATTTGATGCAAATGGATAGAGTAATGAAAGATTTTGATAAATCATCAAAGAGTGCTTCCAAAGAACAATTGACAATTGAAAAAGCTATTGCTGACTCAACAACAATTATGGATAAACTTAAAAACATATTTTTCCAGTTTGTTTTACCAGCCTTTAATAATTTAGGTGATTTTCTTGTAAATAAAATAAAACCCTCTATAGATAGTATAGTTCAATCAGCATCCAATTTTGGTAGAGAATTAAATAGTGCTATGAATCAAGAAGATACATTTAGTGGAAAGCTTTCAGTAGCTTTTAGAAAAATAATTGATGCTGCGAAACCCACAATAATGAAATTGTTTGATGACATAATGAATTATATAAGACCCACTCTAAACGAACTCGTTGACTATCTTGGTGATGAGCTTGAAATAAGAATAGATAGCGTAACCGGATTGGGGAGGAATAGACAAGAGATAGAGGCGGAAAAGCTAGATAAACGAGCAAAAGCGGCTGGTGTTCACAGAGGTACGATGATAGATAATCCTAATTATAACCCCGATGCCAGCTGGTTGGATCCACTGGCTAAGATGCAACCAAAAAGGATAATGCATTTGAAATCAGATGCTGAGTATCGTGCTGCAATAGAAGAAGCAGAGGCTAACAAATCTGCAACAGGCAATGTATTCTCTCGTCCAACTATGGCTCTTGTCGGTGAAGAGGGAAGAAGCGAAGTTGTCATACCTACTGAAAGAATAAGAAAAGGACTACCCGTTTCTGGGGCTGTTGCAAATGAATTATCATCTATTGGTGTGCCTGGATTTTCAATGGGAGCAGTAAGGGTTAGTGGAGAATCCGCCACAACGGCCGCTAACACCTTTCAAATGAATCAACAAAGAAGAGCCCTACTATACGCTCAAGGAGATCCAGAAGCGGTTAGAAGGACAGAGAGAGCCATAGAACAACAAGCTGCAGAAATAAGGGCTCAGCAAAGAAAAATTTTGAATGAAATCGTTAAGATTAATAATGAAGCTGATTTTCAAGGTTATTTCGGTGGTGGGCCTGCCGGAATGCCTACTGGAGGAGGCGGAGAACGTGATCCTCGTAGAAGACAAAAAAATAGATTTCATGATTATGCAACAACACTAGATAATTTTATGATGTTAACTGGTTATACTTTTGGTGACTTTTTTGACATGTTGCCAAATGTTATTGAAAAACCAATAGAAACTGCTTTTAATAAGTTGCCCGAATCTATGAGAGATGGTCTAACAACTGGAACACAAGCAGCTTGGGACGCATACATTGCAACCGGAAGCTTTGAAAAGGCACTTGAAACAGGTGTACAAACAGGGCTTTTAACTTATGGAACCAAAGAAAAAGCTACTTTGTCGGGACAAATAGGACTCCTTGGTTCCGAATATATGAGAACAGGTAATTTAAGAACTTCTGCTGCGTCAACCCTTCAATCATCAATGTATGATAATTCATCATTTTTTGGCAGTTCTTACGGTGGAGCTCAAGGAAGAATAAACAGACAACAACAACTATCTTCAATTAGTGAAGAAGATTTTTATACTTTACTGGCCGATGAACAAGAAGAATTTGTCAAGGCAGCACAACCAAGGTTGGATGCAGCTCACCAAGAACTTTTAAACGCTCAGAAAAATACAGCTGAAATCCTTAAGAGACAAGAACAGGAAAACGAAAAATTTGAAGCGGAAAAAGCAGCTGCTGCACGACAATTTGAATTATATAAGAATTCAGAAATATATCAACAAAACGATGCCTACCAAGCGGCCAGGAAGCGGGATAGAGAAAACGAGCTCTTGGCATTTCAGAAAAGAACAGCCGAGATGGAAAGGAAAAATGCTGAGGCCCAGAAAAAGGCTCAAGAAAAAGAAGACATCGCCTTAGAAGCACAAACAGAAGCCCAAATGGAATACAATGAAGGAGCAGCTAAACTTAATAAAAAACAAGCAGACGCAATTGAAGAGTATGAAGATAATACTAAATTAAGTGGCAAACTATTAAAGGACGCTGCTAAAGACCAAGCAATGATGGGTGGTATGGAAGGTGTGTTAAGAGCGTTACAAGAAGGTGAGGGAGTACAAGGAGCGATAAAAACAGGTCTATCAAGTGCTGCAGGCGGCGCTGCACAAGGAGCAATCACTGCAGGTCTTACAGCGTCTGGAGTACCTGCTCCGATTGCTGGTTTGGTTGGTAAGTTTGGTGGACAATTTGTTGGTAAAGGTGTTGGTAAGGCATTAGGTTTCTTAGGTCTTGGTGGCAAAAACGTAAAACCAAAAAAAGCCGGTATAAAAATTGCAGATATTGTTGTTGATGGTTTAGCTCGTGCATCAGCGCCAGGCAATCAACTATCTGATTTCTTTTCAACAGGTTCTCGCGCACATAGGGTAATACAAGGAAACATAATGTTGGCGTCACAGAAGCCTGACACCTTTGTTGAGCCTATACGAAGAGCTCTACAAAGCAACTCTGGTCGAAGATTCAGCAAAGATGAAACTTTAGGTTTTATCCAACTCCTTTATGGAAAGGGGTTGGAGCCAAAAGAGAGACATGAACAATTGGATAAGTTTGAAGGAATGTTGGAAGGTAGAGCGCCATCACGAGCAGGAGCATCTGGCGCTATCGTTAGTAGACCAACAGTTGCTCTGATAGGAGAAGCAGGGCCGGAAGCTCTGATGCCATTAGAAAATGCGCCGGGCGCACGTCCATTGAACGGTGTTGGTGGTGATGGTGGTGAGATGTTACAAGAGATAAAGAGAATGAATCAAATGTTGGCCCAAATGGCCAATAGACCAATACAACTTGACGGTCAAAGGGTAAACACAGTATTGAATACAGTAAACTCAGATGACATTAGGGCCGGCATTTACACTGTCAACTCAAGATAATAGGAAAAAGTAATGGCAAGAGAGAAAAGGACACTATCTACTCTTTTAAGTTTGTTAGACGCTAGAGGTAAAACTATCTTGGAGGCCTGGCATACCCAAATAGAAGGGGTTGCTTATGGCCAAACAGAACAAAACCAATCTGGGACCTATAGTTCTGCACAACCTTTTATAAGATTTGGAAGAAGAGGAGAAACAGAAGATCCAGATAGTGGTACAGTAAGCCCATTAGAAAATTCATGGCCAACTGTAAGTAGTGTTAGATTTGGAGATCCCTTTACTGATGGAACCAAGCCAAGAAACATAATAGAATTATGGCACAACTCTACTAACACAGTTCTTTCTGGACCCGAATCAAATCGAGTACAAAGAACCGATATAAAAAATAATCTAAGTAATTTGTTTAGTTCCTCTACACTTGCTACAAGAGATTACTCTCAAAGATTTTATGGTGCTCTCAATGGAACATTTGCTAATGTACCAGATACACAAGGTGTGGAAACTCAAGGGGCAGCTGGTTTTAATGTTGGACAAGTGAAACCATTTGATGATAATGGAGATTATGTTTTTGGTGACCGTAGAGAGGTTGATTTTGCTGCAAACAATGTAATACAAGGTTTGTTATCTACAGCAGCGGCCTACGAGCAAGAGCTAATGGAAATAAGGCCAGGAGCTAATAGAATAAGCA